GCGTGTATTCCACGCTGCTCGCTCCGATTACCGCTGTGACTACAGCACGGACTGCCAACCTCGACTGCCAAGGTGCCGATTACGCAACCATCAGCATTACTGTTGGTGCGGAACTGAACACCAACAGCACCAACGTTGTTGTTTCCCTTAAGGAATCGGACGACACCACGGCCTCCAACTTTGCCACGTTCAACAGCACCTACGCTTTTACCATCGACAACACCGCAGCGGCCGAGGCCGTGCTGCACGTTGATCTCAATGGCCGCAAGCGGTATCTGCAAGTCGGACTCACACCGGACACCACGACCAATGGACCGGTATTAACCTCGGTGGTCGGCGTCCTGCAAAAGGAAATCGCCGCCTCCGCCAACACCAGCAATGCCGATTACGTCAAGGTTGGTTAATTATAAGACGGTCACCAAAAGCGGAGCAGAACGCTATGGATACACATGAAGCGAAAGTCGCGGCGTTGATGACGGCTCCCAGATACGAATGTGTCTGGAGCCGCAACGTCATCGACCACGCATTTAAGAAAGCGGGTATCCCGATTGTCGTGTCTGGCGGCGTGTTCTACGGCCAGTGCATGCAGCGGATGCTGGAAGACGCCATCGACCACGGCATCGACATTGCGATCACCGTCGACTTCGACAGCTGCTTTACCGTTGAGCATGTTCATCGCCTGCTCAGCGTCCTGTACAGCGACCCAAAGTATGACGCCGTTGCAGCGATGCAGTGCAAGCGGGGTAAGCAAATCCCGCTGTTTACGGTCGGTGGCCAGACGCAGGTCGAGTACCAAGGCGAGCCGATTGAGGTGACGACCGCACATTTCGGGCTGACGGCGATTCGCCTAGACCGGCTGCGGGATGTGCCAAAGCCGTGGTTTTGGTGCAGGCCGGATGACCAAGGCAAATGGACCGACGCCAAAATCGACGATGACATTTGGTTCTGGAATCGGTTTCGTGAGACTGGGCGGCGAGTCTGGGTTGATCTGGATTGCCGCATCGGCCACATGGAGGAGATGATCGCAGTTTACGACGAGAACCTGCAACCGACGCACATCTACCCAGAGCAGTGGCGGCAGCAGTATTTGGAAAAGAAGGAGCAGAAAAATGAAAATGAAACAAGTCCAGCAGTTGAAGGTTCAGCTGCTCCGTGACTGGAACGGCCGCAAGGCCGAAGACGTGATCGAAGTTTATCCCGGCGTGGCAGATTGTTTGGTGAGGTTTGGACATGGGCGGATACTCAATCAGCGGCCCGCTGCGGACGGCGGACAAGTCGATCACCCAGTCAGCAACGACAGTGGAACCGCTGCAGCTGAGCGAAGCGAAAAAGCATCTCGAAATCGCCGACGCTGACACGGCACACGACGAGCATTTGCAGAATCTGATCCAGCAGGCACGGGAGCAGGTGGAGCATGACTGTCAGGTTTGCCTTATATCTCGCACGGTCACGGAAAAGTTTAACTGGTCGGGTGACGAGGAATGCTGGCAGCTTTACTTCCGGCCTGTCACGGCGGTCACTTCGATTACCTACTACGACTCAACCAACACGCAGCAGACATTTTCGGCCAGCCTCTACAGCTTGGACACAGACCGTCGCCGCGTCTGGCTTAATAGCAACGCGGCATGGCCGACAACCTACGACCGCTGGGATGCCATCAGCCTAGCGTACACGGCTGGCTACGGCGTCAATGGTGGCGCTGTGCCGCAGATGTTTAAGCAGGCGATGCTGTTGCTGATTGGCTACTACTTTGAGGAACGCACGATGATGGGCAATGAGATCGTCACCGGCGGCTTCAAGGCCTATGAGAACCTGCTGGCCCGCATGAAACGGAGTAACTACCCGTGAGGCTTAAGGCTGGCCAGTACCGCGACCGCGTCCACGTCTACCGTGAAACGTCTGCTGCAGGCAGCGACGACCCGGCGTTTGCAACAACGCTCTGGCGTGACCTGCCGTGCAGTATCACGGCGGTCAGCGGCGGCGAGACGTACCGCGGCAGACAGATTGAGGCCACCGTTTCGCACGTAATTGAGATGCGTTACTACGCCGGAATCTTACCCAGCATGCGAATCTATCAGCCGCTAACGCAGACCTACTACGAAGTGAGCCGGGTGCTGGCGATGGACAACAACACGCAGCTGATGATTCAGACGACGGAGGTCGTACTGTAATGGCAAAACACAAAGAGACATACGCTGGCGCACTTGAGATACAAGAGTCAGTCAATTTTGAAGACGTGCTGTCCAAGCTTGCCGGACAGGTAAAAATTTCGATCCAGCAGTCGGGGCTTGAAAACGTCGGGCGGATGGTAATTCTGGAAGCTCAAAAACGAGTTCCACGTAGTTCGATAACTGGCACAAAAAAGAAATGGAGCGCTGGGTATCGCAAAAAATACAATCGTTCGTCTCCGTTGCACACTCAATTTATTACTAAGCATAAGGCCTATAAAGGCGGCAAGGTGCTTGCAATGGTAGTGAGAGTGCGGTATCCGCAGGGCGCACACGGGCATTTGGTTGAGTTCGGGCACAAGTCCGTTCTCTGGGGAAGAAGAACTGGTGAAGTGGTTCAAGCAAAACGGTTCATGCTCCCTGCCATTGAAGCCGTTCGCTCGCAAGCTGACCAAGCATTCAGGCGAGGCGTCGAAAACGCGATAATTTTGGCAGGTGGCTAATGGACATCGCAACCAATCTACGCACATACCTGAAAACCAAGTCTGCCATAACCGCACTGGTCGGAACTGGCGATGCAGCCCGAATTTACATACACGACGCCAAAGAGGGCGTGCAGTTGCCTTTTGTAATTATCGCCATCTTAACTGGCAGCAGCAGCGTACACCTCGGCGGGGCGGCTGGAATTGCATCCAACCGAGTGAGCGTCATCAGCTACGGCAGCACGCACGCCGCAGCCTACGAACTAGACAAGACAATCAGGCTTTGCCCATTGCTTGGATACCGAGGAACGATGGGCTCTGGATACGTACACGCTGTCGATGACGACCAAGGATTTGAATGCGGATACGACCCGCCTGTAAGCGGTTCGGCACAAAAGCGTTACTGGGTCATGCGTGATTACCTTTTTACTCACAAAGAGACAACCGATTAGGAGGTTTTAACCAATGGCAAATACGAGAATTGACACAGGCCACGGCGGAACGATTACCTTTGGAACAAGCAGCCGTGCGCTGAACTGGCTGACGATTGATCCAGGCGAGCGTTCTCGGCCAGCAATTGACATTACCCACTTGGCCAGCACAACTCCAACTTACATGGCTGGCGATTTAGAGGAGCCAGGAGAAGTCAAGCTGACATTCCAGTTTGACCCGGCTGGAACCGCTGGCTGGTATGCAACCAGCACCGCGGCCGAAACCGTGACCATCACTTGGCCGGTTGCACCTGGCGGAACCACTGCCGCCAACTACGCAGGCACAGGACTGGTAACCAACGTAAAGTTTCCGTCGCTTGCCACAAGCCAAGTGCAAACTGGAGAGATCACCGTCAAATGGTCCGGCGGCACCCCGCCAGCATGGACCGCAGGAAACTAATTGGAGGCACCAATGACAGAACGTGTACGGCTGGCACCGCATCCAGCGCAAGACAAAGACGGCAACCCGCTGTTTCCGCAGCTGCGGAGCATCATCGCCGACGGCTACGGGCTGGTCGGCTATACCGGCGACCCGCCCTATCACCGTGTGCAGTTTATCAACTGGCAAGCATCGCAGGAGCCTTGGATCGTAACAGCGGTGCGGGTGCTGGTTGCCAGTGAGTTTGGCAAGTCGCCGGACGTGATTACCAGCGTTTCAGAACCAGTCGAATCGAAAGAGGAGGATGACGAATAATGGCAAACGAAATCAGTATCACGACCGGGATGTCGGTCACCAATGGATATCTGAAGCAAACATCGCCGACTGAGACGCGGCAATTTACGCAAACGACTGGTAGGGCTGGCAGCACATGCCAGGACATCGGCACCAGCGAAGAAACCGTCAGTTTCGGCGACGTGGTTCCCGGCTACGTCAGAGCCACAAATCTGGACACCACTAACTTTGTCAGCCTGCGGTTTGTCAGTGCTGGTGCCAACGCAATCAAGCTGCTGCCTAACGGCGGGCAAGCCTGCTTCCATCTGGGGGCCAGCGTCACGCTGTACGCCATCGCCGATACGGCAGCGTGCAAAGTCAAGTTCGATGCAATTAACACTTAACAAGGAATGAGCAGATGAATCGAGAACAATTCTTAAAAGGTCGAGTTGCCCGCATTGTGGAGGTTGACGTGCCGGACTTCGGCGTCGTCAAAATGCGTGAGTTGCCGGAATCCGTTCGGGTGCGTGAGTTTGATTCATGGCTTAGGCCGGGCGAGAAAGTCAACCGGCAAAGGCAGATGGACGCAAGGCTGAAAATTATTTCGCTCTGTGTCGTTGGCGATGATGGCCAGCCTTACCTCGGAGACCAAGACTTCCCAGAAATGCGGCAGATGCCATCGGCGGTAATTAGCAGGATGGCTGATGTCGCCATGAACATGGCCGGACTAAGCGATGATGACATCGGCGACAAACTAAAAAAAACGTCGAGCGACTAATTCACAACCCAAGGCGGATGCTGCATCTTCGCCTTGCTCACATGGCTGGGTGTGTAGATGTAGATGAACTGGCCGACGGTTTGACATCGCAGCAGTTGCTTGAATGGTGGGCCTATGGGTGTCTCAACGGTTGGTTTGTCCATCCAGAGTCGTTGCAGAAAAACGAAATGGATGCAGCAAAGTCCTTCGAATACTTTAGAGGATTGAGTAATGGCGGGAACAACAATCCATAGCTTGGCCTACATTGTCACAGCCAATACGGAGCAGTTTGAAAAAGGCATGATGGCCACTCGGCAAGAGCTGCGGGCCAGCAAGAAGATCATGGAGGAGTCCGTCCCCGAAATTGTCAAATACCAAAAGGCAATGCAAAACTTGGATTCAATGCTTGCCAAAGGGCTGATTGACAAGAGAGCCCATACAGACACCGTTGCAAAGCTCAAGACCGACTACGGGCAAATGAGCAATTCGGCCAAACTGCTGGCCGAGGGGAGCGACAAGTTTGGCCGGGTAATCCGTGGCTGGGGTTCGGCGGCGGTTGGTGTTTTCACCGTGAGCAAAGCTATTAGCGCCATCAAGCATGAGTTCGACAACATTGACGCGACGCTAAAAGACGCTGAAAAGCTTGGCATTGCAATTGATGATTTGATGCGACTGAGGCAAGTTGCAGACATGGCCGGTGATGCTTCTGCCGAGAGCGTCGACGCGGCCATCTCAAAACTCAACCGAAACTTAAAGCAATTGAGAGAAGGTGCAGAATCAGCGACTGAGATGTTTGCTCAAATTGGGTTGACCGCTGATGACCTGCAAAACATGGATTTGGGCGACGCATTCCTGAAAGTTGCCGACGGCATCGCCATGATTGAGGGAGCCGATAAACAACTTGCCATCACCCAAGAAATCCTTGGTAAGGGCGCGGGCGACCTTGCAAACATGATGAAACTTGGAGCCGATGAAATTGAAAGAATGGGCGCTGGCGTTCCGGCGGTGAATGCAATCGACGCCGAAAAGGTTGCGAAGGCCAAAGACGCAATGGAAAAAATCGACCGCAATTTAACTTCTATTGCGCAAACCATAGCAATTGCTCTTGCTCCTGCTATCGAAGAAATCGGACGAACCATTGACTGGTATTTTGTAGGCCCCGAAGCACAAGCCCCAAGGGCACGCAACAAAGCACCCACAGCTGGGCCTCAGAATGCTCTCGGCTCCGAATGGTTGATGCGTGAGTTTCAAGCATCACCGACGCTGGTTGACGATCAAGAACTTGCACACCTCATTGAAATGGGAACTAGGGCGGACCCAAATTTCTCGATGACCGCTGCTTCTGCCAGCAGTCCTAGATTTGACCAGTTATCAAGCAACATGCACTCGC